CTTATTGATTGGGGATTTAATGAAACAAAATAGTATTACCCGGAGCGCTAAAGGCAAAACATGTACTTTTAGAAGTGATGTTTGTGATAGTGGTGTTAATAATGAAAAGGTAGTCTTCTGTCATCAGAACGGTGCAGGAGTTGGACTTAAAGCTAAAGATTCCCATGGCAATGATATTGGATTTTATGGATGTCATGCCTGTCACTCGTTATACGATACAAAAGACCATCCCTATTATCAGCCTTACTTTATTGAAGAGATGGCTGAGTTTGCTATAACAAGAACTAAGCGGCAATTGATTAAGTCAGGTCTTGTTGATGAGCATTGGACTGCTGATGAATGAACACGTTTGATGAAGATTTAGAAGATGGACATAATGCAGAGAGAGAGGTATTAAATTTATTAAAAACTAAACATCCTTGTGCAGTTATTATTCCGGGTCTCTGTAAAGAGATGGACATATACGTACCGGAGACACACAAACGTTATGAAGTTAAGAAAGATTTTAAGAGTAAGTACACAGGTAATTTAGTAGTAGAGATTGCAATGTATGATAAGCCTTCTGCATTGATGACTAGTAAAGCTGATACATGGGTTTTTGTAACACCGACTAAGTATGCATTTGTAGAACGTGAAAGGATTAAAGATTGCATTATAGAAAACAACTTACAGTACAAAACGTTTGTTGGTAATGGTGACACAGAATCTAAGGATGCTTATTTAATTAAAGAGGAACTGTTGTTAGGTTATGCATACAAAATCATTAACTATAGTTGAGGCATTAAGGAGATTATTTATTGTGAGTGAATCGTTAAACAGAATACTAAAAAAAGATAAACCTAAAGCAGATATAGTTGAGGGTATGACTAAAGCATTCTTTAAAAAAACAAATGCTGATGAAGCTGTAATTACTATTAAAGAAAATAAGATGAGCCGGACAGGTCATCAAAATAATTTATATTGGTTAATTGTTGACCAAGTGAGGGTCGAAACACAAAACACTAAAGATGCAATTCATGTGCATTGTCAGACTGAATTTCTTGAGACTAGAATTGAAGAAGTTGCAGGATTACCAAGACTGGTGTTAAAATCGACAGCAAGTCTAAATACAAAAGAGTTTGGTGTTTACCTTGATGATGTTATAACTTGGGTAGAGAATGATTTATGTATTAAGTTAAACCTTCCTGATAATTGGAAGAAGTTAATTAATTAGCTAGGGCATTTTTTATTTCTACTACAGGTAGTGCTTACAAAATACTGGGTGTCCTAACTAATTGGAGATAATATGGGAAGTCAAATAGGGTTGTACGATAGAATCCACGCTAAACGTAAAAGAATCAAAGCAGGTAGTGGTGAGACAATGAAACGTAAAGGTGCTAAGGGTAGACCAACTGCTATGAACTTTAGACAAGCGGCTAAGACTGCAAAGAACAGAGGTATTGGTTAATGGGTGCGCCAGTTAAAAAAGGAGACAATCCAAGACGAGCGGCTTTCTTACAACGCATGGGAAAGATGAAAGGAGCTGAGTATAAAGATGGTGAAGCAACTCCATTGCTTAAAAGTCTAAGAGCATGGGGAGCTTCGAGTAAAGCTGATGCAGTTGCTAAAGGTAAAGCAATTAGTAAAAGAAATGCGGCTAAACAAACTAAAAGAAAAACTAGGACAGCATAATGGCTAGACCCACAATATATTCTGAAGAGCTTGAAGATAGAATGCTAGAAGAGATAGCTTCAGGTAGAAGTGTCATCAGTTTATGTAGAGAGGAAGACTGGACACCGAATGCAGATACTTGGTATCGCTGGATGTATAAGATAGATGGATTATCCGATAGATACACGCGCGCGAAATCAATCAGCTCAGAGTTTCATGCTGACCAAATCTTAGCTATTGCAGATGAGGCAGACAATCAGACATTTCAGGTTGCACGCTTACAGATAGATGCAAGAAAGTGGGTAGCCAGTAAGCTCGTGCCTAACAAGTATGGTGAGAAGTCACAGATAGACCACACAAGCTCAGACGATTCTTTAAAAGCTCCTACTGTTATTAGATTAGTTAGCAAATCAGATGGCTGAGGTTGTTGAAGAGATTCAGCTCCCGGATAAGTTAATACCTGTCTTTGAAGGAACAGCGCGGATTAGGGCATGCTACGGAGGCAGAGGGAGTGGAAAAACCACCAGTTTTGCTTTGATGAGCGCAGTATTTGGCTATCGTTGGGGTAAGAGCGGCATTCGTGGAAGTATTCTGTGCGGTAGAGAGTTTATGAACTCCCTTGGTGAGTCATCTATGGCTGAGGTTAAGTCTGCTATATTGTCTGTGTCATGGCTTGCTGACTATTACGAAATCGGAGAACGCTTTATCAGGTCTAAGGATGGAAACATAACCTACGTGTTTGCCGGTCTAAGACGTTCATTGGACAGTATTAAATCACAGTCAAGAATCCTTATAGCTTGGGTAGATGAAGCAGAACAAGTAAGCGGCAGAGCATGGGATTTATTGTTGCCTACAGTACGTGAAGAAGACAAGAGCATAGGTTTTTCTTCAGAGGTATGGGTAACGTGGAATCCTGAGTCAAAGTACAGCGCAACTCATGAAAGATTTAGACTTAACTTTCCAACAGACTCAAAGATAGTACAGCTCAACTACCAAGACAACCCATGGTTTCCTGATGTACTTGAAGCTCAAAGAATAGAAGACAGAGAGAAGAGACCTGACCAATACGAATGGATTTGGGAGGGCGGGTTTTTGGTTTTTACCGAGGGCAGTTATTACAGTAGCGAATTACGCAGAGTTAAGGATGAAGACAGATTAGGCACAGTAAGATACGACAGGTCAAAAGGTGTGATTACAAGTTGGGATTTAGGTGTGGGCGATTCAACAGCAGTCATATTCTCCCAATTTATAGGAGCTGAGGTTCACATCATTGACTATTACGAAGCTTCAGGTGCAGGTCTAGAGCATTACGTTAAGATGCTACAAGATAAAGGCTATGTCTACGACCAACATATATTCCCACATGATGTCAGAGTCAGAGAGCTTGGTTCAGGTAAGAGTAGGATTGAGATGCTTGAAGACCTAGGAGTCCATAACATTGAGATAGCACCACAGCTATTGATTGATGATGGCATACAACAGGTTAGAACTCTGCTTGATAAGTGTTACTTTGATGAAGTTAAGACTGAGAAGCTATGGGATGCGCTTAATAATTACTCACGTGATTGGGATGAAAATGGTAAAACATGGAGAATGAGACCTAAGCACGATTGGTCAAGTCATGCTTGCGATTCGATGAGGTATCTCGCTGTAGGCTATCAACCATTCAACGAGAACTGGGATAAACCAATAAGACGTAAACTAAAAGGTATTGTATGAACGGAATATTAGGCAATGTGTGGAACAATGTTTTTAAACCTGAAATGCAAGGCGTATTAGATTACGTATCGACAACAAAAGAAGTAGAATTAGGCGCTGACTTCGATGTATCTAAAGCTGTGTTTAATTCAATGCCTGATATGATTGAAGAAGGTCAAGGACTTAAACAAATAGTAGAAGACCCAATAACATTTGGTAAAGCTATGATTGATTTAGAGGCAGGTATTCTTGGACATCTAGCTCCTAATGCAACTGCTAAATTAGATAGTTTGTTTGGTTATGAGGGTAGAGCTGATGCAATGGACTTAGCATCACAAGCTAAAGCAGACCTAGTCAAAACATATGGCACATACGATGCCTTTAAAAAAGAATTTAATGAAAAACCAGTATCAACTGGAGCAATGGTTCTTGGTGTTGGCTTAGGATTAAAAGCCGCTACTAAACTTGCCGCTCCAAGCATGAGACAAGCATACAATGAATTAGAGCTTCAGGTATCAAAAGGCATGGATACTATTGCAGATATTGGACAATCAGTAGACGAAATCTACAGTCAGAACATGGGCATGTCTAGATTGATTGGACACCAAGGTAACAGCACAGGCGCAATCTTTAGAGAATTAGACATGAATAAGGTTGGGTCTAACACAGGTAATTCAGTAGAAGGTCATGGCATATACATTAGCGGACAAGAAAGAACTGCTAAACAATATGCAGGTAGAGACGATGATATGCTTGAAGAGTTTAATACCTTAATGGAACTAGAAGAAAACCCTATAACAAAAGAAGTATTAGACAGAGCGGCTAGTGGTTATTACCCTGCAACAATACGCACAGACATGGCAGGTAAATTGACAGACCCAAGAGATATGGCAGTCTTTAATAAAGCTATGGCAGATGTTGAAGCAAGATATGACACAGCCACAAATCAAATATATGAAATTGATTTAAACGATGAAGCTGTAGCAACATTTATAAACAGGGAAGGTAAGAAGCTAGACCAAACACCTGCTGTACAAGCAGAGATGAATAGACTAGGCTTACCTGATGATGCAGATGGTGCAATGTTGTATGCAAAAATTAGAAATGAAATGTTAGATGAAATAATGATGAGACCTAACATGAGTATTCTTGGTCTTACGAGAAAAGCAGATAAGATGGCTTCAGAATATTTAAACATGCAAGGTATTAAAGGCATGTCATTTATGGACAGATTTGGCAGAGCGCGTAATCTCCGGGAAGGCTTAGAAGCAGGTGACCCACGTAACTATGTTATTTAT